GCGGGCGAAAGAGAAGGCCGCCCGGCATGGACGGCCTCGATGAACAGCTCCCAGGCGCGATCCACCGATCGCTGAATGTCCGCCCGCACATCATCGGGCAGTGGCTCATACGGATTGCCGTCCGCCTTGTGCGCGCCGGCGGCGATGATGGAGACGCCGATGCCGCTCTGCTCCAGCGCCCGGCTGTATTCGGCGTGGATGTAGATCACGCCGATGCTGCCCACGCGGCTGGAGGGCGAGATGACGATCTCATCCGCCTGCGCGGCCAGCAGGTAGGCGGCGGAGGCAGCAAGATCATTGACGACGGCAGCGAGCGGCTTCTGCCGCCGCGCCTCGCGCAGCTGCTCCGCCAGCAGCAGCGCGCCGTCCATCATGCCGCCGGGGCTGTCGATATCCAGTACGATGCGCTCGACATCGCCATCATCCAGCGCCTCGCGCACCTGCGCTGCCAGCCCCTCGTAGCTCACCAGCCCGGATTGCGCGCCGATCCATCCACCGCGATTTACCAGCGTGCCGGTGATCGGAATGATGGCTGCGCCATCCTCGATGCGATACATGCCGGAGCGGGCGGGCTGGCCGAAAAATGCGGAAGCCTGCCTGTCCGGCTCCGGAAGCTCCAGCCCCAGCCGCTCGCGCAACGACCACAGGATCATCTCCGCGCGCTGCGGGTGCAGGTAGTGCGGCCTGCCGAAAATCTGTCCGGCGACATGGTGCATATGGGTCATCTCCTGTATCCGGCGCTCAGCGCGAAGCGGCGCGGCCTGCCGGTGCGCTGGGCCTCGCAGCGGGCGGCAAGGTCGGCCTCCATCGCCCGCAGGGCGGCAACATCGCCGTCGCTGTAGCGCACGCGACGGTCGCCGAACTCCACCCAGGCCGCCTTCTCGCCGGCGGCCAGCGCATAGATGGCCGCGCGCACCTGCTCCAGCGCCGCGCACGGATCGCTCCAATCCGGCGTGCTCATGCGTCCTTCTCCTCTGCCGCCAGCAGCTCATCCACCGCCTTGCCGCGGGCCGCGGCCTGCTGGCCACCATCGGCATCCAGCGGGTAGTCCAGCCCCAGCGCCTCGTAGCGGGCGCGCTCCCGCGCGCGCTGATCCGCCAGGTCTTCCCAGTCGTGGCCGCGCTCCGCGGCAGCACTCTCCAGCGTCAACAGCCCCAGCTTCAGCTCTATCTCGGTGGCCCGCGCGGTCTTCAGCTCGTCCGCCGTGGGTTTGCCCGGCCCGCGCCACTCCGCCCGCGTGGCGAGGTAGCGGTTGGCCAGGAAGGCCTCCGGCCCGCCGGGGAATTCGATCTGCCCGGTGAGCACCTGCTCCTCCAGCCAGGCCTCGAAGGCCGCCTGCGGCAGCCGCGCGGCGATGTTCTTGCGGCGGTAGAGCAGCAGCGGCCACTGCTGGGCGATGCTCATGCGCACACTGGAATAGGTGGCGTTGCGGTAGTCGCCGGAGAGCTGCTCGAAGCTCACGCCGATGCAGCGCGCGATCTCGCGCAGCAACCCGTTGGCGAATTCCTCGAACGTGGCGTTCGGATTCTTGACCGAATTGAATTCCAGGTCTTCGCCAGGGAAAAGGTGCAACACCTTGCCGTGCTGGCCGAGGTCGATCTTGCCCATCGCCTCGTGCCAGGCGGCAGAGGCCGACAGGTAGCCGGCCACCGGATTCTGCCCCGCCTCATCCAGGCTCTTCAGCGCCTCATACACCTCCCCCGGCGGCGCCGGGCTGCGCAGCGTCGCGGCGAAAAGCGATTGCAGCAGCACGTTGGTCAGCGTCGCATCAGCGAGCTGATCGTATTGCCGCCACACCCTGAGCGCCGGCGCCAGCGGCGTGATGCCCCGCACCTTGCCCGGCCAGCCGGTGAATACATGCAGCACCTGCAGCCGCCCCTGGCGGGTGCGGACGGGGATTTCCACCCTGTCCAGCAAGCCGTCATCCCGCCGGCGGCGGATGCGGTAGGCGCGCGGCGCTCCATCGCCATCCAGCACCACCCCATCCACCACCCGCGGCGGCTCGGTGATGCGCTCGATCTGGTGCGGTTCCAGCAGCAGCACCTTCGAACGCGTGGCTACCCCCGGTCGCCGTTTCAGTGGCAGCAGGGCGAGGATTTCGCCCATCCCGAACCAGGCGCGATAGGCGGACGCCGTCAGCTCGCCGAGCGTGTGGCGCGCCTGAAGATCGCATTCGTGCGGCGTGCTGGCCCACGCCCGGAAGCGCGGCTCCACCATGCGCGCATATGCGGCGGCATCCGCCGCATTGCCGCCGAAGAGGGCTGGGTCTGGCTTGTAGCTCAGCTTCAGGCCGTCGCCGATGGTCTGCGCCACTACCTCCTCGATGACGCCGGCGATCCAGCCGGAATTCTCGATGGCGTCGATGGCGCGCGCCGCCGCGCGCGGCCATGCGACGCTGACATCCTGCCGCATCTCCCGCAGCGCCGGATTCCAGCCCTGCAAAAACATGTGCCGCTCGCCGCGAAAAAACGCGGCCTGTCGGCCAGCGGCAGGAGCAGGCGCGGTGCCGGAGCCGCCGCCGAATACCTTTTTCAGCCCTGCCAGCATTCACATCACCCATTCAGCTTGCGGGCGAGCGCGGAGAAGATGGACTTCTCCGCCGCACCGGCCTCTCCCTGCAGCAGCGCCTCGCGGCGGTCGAAATCCATCCGCAGCGCCTGGCGGATGGCATTGGCGTAGACCGCGCAGTCCAGCGCCTCGGCCTCGCGGCCCGGCTTGCGCACCCACTCGTATTTTGGCCGCCCGCGCACGTAGCTCACCCGCCGCACCTCGGAGGTGAGCTGGCGGTAGAATTCCTCGTCCAGGTGTTTCGGCAGGTGGATGTATCGGCTGCCGCGCTGCTCCATCGACAGCCGCGCCATCAGGTCGGCCTTGATCTCGTCCACGCCCACTAGCCCCAGCCGCAGTCCGTGCTTCTTCTGGCGGCTCCATTCCAGCCATGGCTTTGCGCCGGCGCGCCCCTTCACCGCGAAGATATTGCGGGCGGCGCGGCTGGCGCAGAAATCGTAGACGTATTGCGTGCGGTTGCCGTCGCCGGCATCCACCGCCGTGGCATCGATGCCGATCTCGCCGCCCAGCGGATGCGGCCAGCGGGAGGAGAGCACGTAGTCCAGCTCCGCCCAGGTGGTATCCACGGTCGTCAGCCCGCGGATCACCTCATGGCCGAGGATCCAGCCCTCCGACCGCCCCCAGCCCCAGAATTGCACTTCCAGCCGGTCGTGCTGCACGTCCACACCGGCGGTGATGAACAGCACCTCCGGCGGGATCTCGGCAATCCAGCGTTGATCGCGCACATCGAAGCGGATGCCGAATGGCTCCGCCCGCGCCATCAGGCTGCCCTCATCGACCTCATCGACCGTCTGTTTCCAGGTGCGGCCCAGCAGGGTGTTGTAGAACACCTGCATGTCCTGCGGGCCGGCGCGCCTGGCGCGCAGGTATTCCGCCGCGATCCTGCCCCAGCTCACATTGGCGAAGAGCGAATAGAGCGCGGAGATGCGAAAGCCGGCATGCCCCTTCACCTCCGGGGCCTCCGCCACCCATTCGCCCTCCTGCACCATCTGGTGCTTGAATCGCTCCTCGATGGCCGCGCCGCATTTCGGACAGATCAGCTCGGCCTTTTCCGGCTGCCCCTTCGGCCAGTCGAGCTGCTCGAACAGCATCTCGAAGCGCTCGCCGCAGTGCGGGCAGGGCACCAGGTAGGCGCGGCGGTCGCTCTGCTGATACAGCCGCTCGATGACCGACAGCCCCTCGATGGTCGGCGTCGATCCCACGACGATCTTGCGATCCGGGTGAGCCAGCGTGCGCTTTTCGGCCAGCTGGATAGGATCACCTTCGGCGGTGATCTCCATCGCGTCGGCCTCGTCGATCAGCAGCACCTTGACGTCATGCGAGCGCAGATTGCGCGGGGCGCGGGCGGCGATGATCTTGATGCTGCCTCCACCCAGCACCGCCTTCTGCGTCATCGTGTTGCGCCCCTCGATGCGGTGCTTCGGGATCAGGCCGCGCAGCGCCGGGCTTTCGGAGAACATCGGCTCGATCTCGTCCACCGCGAAGCGGCGCGTGTCGTCATCAGTCGGCACGAGCAGCATGATGGCCGTCGGCGCGGTGGCGCACCAGCAGCCCATCGCTGCCATCAGCGCCTTGGTGTAGCCGACGCGGGCACTCTTGATGATCGTTACGCGCTCGATCTCCGGATCGCCCATCGCGTCGAGCCAGCCGCGCTGATAGGCCCACGGCCTGAAGCGGCCCGGCTGCGCCGATGATGCCACCGGCAGCCGGTAGTGCTCTTCCGCCCAGGCGGAGAAGCTGAGCCG